GGAGGTATCAATCTGATGGACTTGATGCAATACAATTTCAAAGATGCGAAAATTATGGAATATGTACGTGAAAAATCCAAAAACACAAAGAAAGGTGATATGAAGATTAGCTTCACTATTCCTGAGGAAGCAAAACCGATTATCAAAAGATGGATGGGACGTAATGGAAAGCTTGATTTTGGTTATAAATATTCTTATCCTAATTTTCGTAACTATGTAACAAAAGAAATTATAAGGTTAGGGGAGAGGCTGGAGGTAGAATCGCATGTCGTATATTATTCAGCCCGGAAATCCTTTGTCCAACATGGTTTTGAACTGGGCATACCATTGGAAACGTTGGAGTATTGTATAGGCCAAAGCATGAAATCCAATAGACCGATCTTTAATTATGTCAGAATTATGAGAAAACATGCTGATGAAGCCATAAGAAAGATTTTAGATAATCTAAAGTGAGGATTTAAGAACTAGAGCGATTGCTTCGGCAGTCGCTTCCTCTTTTTCTTTGTCTATCTCTGAGTTTAGCCGTTCTATCAAGTCCATACTCCCTGTGACAATCGTTTTTGTGCCCTCAGAGGAAGAAATTGTAAGTTCAGCTTTCCCGTTGCGTTACATTCCGTGATCGAAACAGTGGATACATTAATATTCCACACGGGGGTCAGAACCGTATATGAAGAAGCTACAGGCAATAATAATCGTCTGTAGCTCAATACGAGACAACGCCTCGATCACTTCAAAATGTAACGCAATGCAAAGATAAGGTTTTTATTCGATTCTACAATAAAACCGTCCCTACTTATCACAAGCCGGAACGGTTCAGATTAGTTTCGTTTTTGACAATCTACTTCACATTTTATTGAACAAAATACTAATGGATTTGCCTATTTCTAAAAATATTTGTTGTCACATTATTACGTATTACAAAAAAGGAGGGGCATCGTGCATTACGACACCCCTCCCAAACTTTTATTATGAGATTAGCTCTACTCCAAAATCACAGGGCAAAAATACGCAAAATTCTATTCTTTCTCCAGTTGAATATATAATTTGTTCAAAAAGTCAAAGGCAGCTTATTCGGCTGCCTTAGTTTTTTATCTTACCAAGTTGCATTAATGGCATTTCGGAGATGATTAAAATCCAACTTCCTGTCTCTATTTTTTCCAATTCTTCTTCCTAAAAAGCGGTTTACTTCCGAAATCCGACTTATCTGTTCTCTTAAATAAAAAACGGAACCTTTCACTAGTTGTACTCTAATAGGGCATTTGAATTCTGTTTCCAATAACAATAAATCCGAAAGAAAAACAACATCTTCCGCTTCTATTCGTTTCATGATTTCTATAAACTTATATCTATAATCGTCATTATTTGAAATCTTTGCATAATGATTTATAGATTCCATTAAAGGATAATCATTCTCAATTGTATATTCGTCTTTTATCATAATAAAATTTTCTGTAAATAAAGAAACAATTATTTATTATCTATCCTAAGCTGTTTAAATTTATTTATGTTATATATGTTTGCCTACCAATGGCTTTAAAACTTGAGCAAAATGCTGCTCTATTGCAGGCATCATATCTTCCATATCACGATTGAATTCAATTACATGAAGTTTTAATTTAAGTGATAAATTATTCCCCCAATGACAAAGTTGTAATCCCTGAGTAGCAGCTGTTTTAAAGTACCCTAAATGTTGAACAATCCTGCTATAGAAATTCTTTTTGACCTTTCCGACATATAAATAATTGCTTGTAGCACAATATGTTTTTTTTATAACCGGAACAGCCCTATGGTTATCTTTTCTAGAATAGTCCTCCAGTGCATTGACAAGGTCTGACTGGTTAGTATTAGAAGTTATTTCAAACCAATAAACAGCAGGTCCTTTAATCTCCTTTAGAGAATCAAATTTTTTCTTGTACGCTTCTGACTTGGTGATGTCTACAGTCAGATACTGATTATCTAATTCAGAACAATCAAAATCATAACTATATTCTTTTGCTCCATGATTTTTTATAAATTCCAGACTTTTAATGGATTGATCTATAAATTTTTTTAAATTTTCATCCATAGATATTCTCTTTTATAAAGTAAATATTTAGTTTTTCGTAAAATACTCAACCCCAAAGGATAGCGATAGATAAAATTCGGTTTTAATAAAAAGATTTATCCGGCATACAAGGTACTCTGACTGCAAAAGTTTCAGACCTTAATATTGAGTAATGTTACTTTCAATATTTCCATAAGTGCTGGTTCTAATTTAAAATCGGACAAGTCCCAATATTCATGCTTCCTTATCTGGTGCCCCGGGTCAACCGGATGATTTAACCGAATTACTGCTTTCAAATAAAAATCGGCATATAAAGGCGTATCACCACGTTCTATTTTTTCAACTATTCCAATATGGGTTATTGCTGAATCAGGTGCACCTAAATATAAACCGACATAATAGGCATCCTTAACAGGAACAGCACGTGAATCTCCACCAAAACTAATGCATAAATTACCAAAGTTCTCTTTAAAAAAGTCATCATTTATGCCTCTAACAATGACTAAGGTATCATCTTCTACATTCATAGTGTTTATTTTCAAGTTAGCAGTACAAACTTACAATAATGCCCCGACTTATGCAAGCCGGGGCAGTCCAATTTATAAATTTAAAGTCTTATGATGAAGATTGTCTGTTACCCCAATGTTTCCGTACCACCAACATGACGACAATCAAAACGGTTACACAAACACAGGCAAAACTGATTTGTTCAGGCAGCGTGGATTCTTTTTTATCCTTTACCTCTTCAGTCTTAGTTTCCTCATGTTTGGTGGAAGTGGCTTCCTTATCAGCTTTTACCTCCGTACTGTCATTGACTACAGTTTCCTTCTTTTCATTCTTATTGAAATCACTTTCCACATGACCGTCAGCCAATAACGGAGGTTTCCCGGTCAGACTGTCGGGCGGTTTTCGGGTATCATAGATACGGAAATCAATCACATAGTTGCCATTAGTGGTAATGAGTTCGCTCAAAGACGTACTTGATCCGTGTACGATGTTGACAGATTCACGTGTACTATCTTTCTGTATAATCTTAGTGTCTGACTTGACAGCCTTATGCGAGCTGCCACAGGCAAACAGCAGGAACAGACACATAAAGGGAGCCAGCAAAATATGCCGGCTTACCCAGTTCATAACCTTAGCCAACATAGTCTACAACTTAAGAACTTGCATCCTGTTATTCCCATCAGCCCGGTAACTGACATGAACCCATGCAAAATCAGACTCATCAATCAACTGATCAAAGGGTAGGTTCTTTCGGATATACTCAAACAACAACTTGTTTTGCAGTCTGTCCCCAGTGTCAATATCAGCAGCTTCCCCCTTCATGTGCTGCGAGGTTTTGCTTCCCTTGACAGCTGCATTAAGTTCCGGACAGCGATAGCCACTGTTTACTGTTATAGGCTTTCCCCACCATGTGCGTAACGGGTCCAGTACGTTATCCACCAAGGCAGTCAGAGCAGTCACATGCTCCTGTCTGCATCTGTTGTTGATACCCAAGCGGTCAGCAGTCGTTGACTTGCAGAGTTCCGCAATCGTAAAAAACTTCATTTCTTATCCTCCTTTTTGTTTTTTCATAAAAAGAATATAGCTATATTTGCACAAAAACATAGCATGTTTTTTTCATGTAATAGAACTGAGTTTACCGGTCTGGCGAGGCCGGTTTTTCATTATTCCTACTGATTGCCCCCTGTCCCTCATCAAACAGTATCTGAGCCACCATCCTGGCAATATCATCCTTGTTCTCGATGATCACACTCATTGTCTTTTCTGCTTTGCGCAACTCCGCTTTCTCCCACGATTTTTCGCGTACCGATTTAAACTCACAGAAAATGCAGTAACCCGTCCAAATCATTGAAAAAACAGGGAAGGGGATAACTACGCAGCATAACAGGTCAATGAAGCACAATTCTATGAACGGGGTGAAATACTTCTTCGCCTTGATGGCTGTTTTCTTATACCCCGTGGATGTTCTTGCCTCCCCGCGTTGTTTGGCCTTCATTATTCCTGAGACCAGATCCACGAACATTGCGCCGATAGTGGCTGCGATACACAAGGCTATCAGTACAATGTGTATCATCATGTGCTCGTTGATAAAATTGTAAATTACGTCTTTCATTACTTTGTCTTGATTATAAAATATATTGTTCCAAAGATATGTCTATTTACTTGCGTCATTGTTGCAGAATTACTTAAATCCATTGCCACGATATGACAATAAAAAAAGAGCCCGATGACAATATTTATTGCCATCAAGCTCCTGGTTATACTGCAAAGATAGTGAAAACTATTCCATATTCAATCCATATTGAAAAAAATAATCAGGAGCAATATTTCGATTATCCGAAGAATTTAAAGAGTCACAATATTAATAGAAAACAAATAGGACTCATGAAATCTACCGGTTGTCTATAAAATCAGATGTTTTTAAGCCTTTATCGGGAAACATCTTTACTTTTTTCCTTTTCCTTTGAACGCTTTTCAAGTCACGCACAATGGTGCTGGAAAGTACCTCCGAATAAATCTGTGTGGTCTTTACGGAAGTATGTCCGAGCAGCTTTTGGACTGTTGTAATCGCAACTCCCTGATGAACCAGCAGGGTGGCACAGGTATGACGGCTCACATGGTAGGTTATCCGCTTTTTGATACCACACAATCCGGCCAGCTTTCGAAGCTGCTTATTCACTTCCGAGTTACAGGGTAGGGATACAAGACTACCTATATCCGGATAACGGTCAAGAATGCCCAATGCCCTGCTTTCAAACAGCAGATGTAACGGCAGACGGATTTCCACCCCTGTCTTGACGGATTTGAAGTACAGCCACCGTTTGCCGTTTACTCTAATGAAATTCTCAGGTGTGAGCTGGCAGAAGTCAGAATAGCGCAATCCGGTATAACAGCAGAACAGGAAGGCATCGAGCACATGGCGCATGGACTTCTCTGCCACTTCGACCGTTTCCAGCTTCTTCAGCTCGTCCGGGGTAAGAAACTCATGTCTGCCTTTCTCCT